TGAAATTCGTTTAACTTATAAAAAAATATATAAAGAGGGTATTAGTGAATTAAATAAATTAGCTGGTGTAAGTGCTAGATTTTATAAAAATGTTTTTGCTAAAGCCTTAACAAATATTTATAAAGCTAAAGGTGTAAAAGATACTTTAAAGGTTAATGATTTAATTATTAGATCAAATGGAACCTATAGTCAACAATTAGCATCTATAAGTATTTTAGAACAAAGAAGAATAAAAAGTATAGTTAAAACTGGAATGATTCAAAATAAAGCTATGATAAATATAGCTCAGGATTTAGGTAAAAGCGGATTATTAGCTTCTACCGTACAATTAAAAACATTAACAAGAACTGCAATAACTGAAACATCTAATTTTGTATCAAATACAACATATAAATTAAATGATGATGTTGTTCAAGGTTACCAATATGTGGCTACCTTAGATAGTAGAACTAGTTTAATTTGTGGAAGATTAGATGGTAAAGTTTATTCATTAAGTAATAAAAATGCACCACAACCACCACAACATTTTAATTGTAGATCAACAACTATACCTGTAATAAAAAGTACTGATCAATTATTAAATACAGATAATAATAGATTACAAAAACGAAAAATTGCTGGATTATCAGATAGTCGTCGTGCCTCTATCAATGGTCAAGTACCAGGTAAAACAACTTATCCGGAATGGCTATCAAGTCAACCGAATGAAGTTAAACTGGCTGTATTAGGAAACCAAAAAAGAGTTACTTTGTTTAACTCGGGAAAAGTTAAATTTTCTCAATTTTCTAATAAAGATGGTAAATTAATTTCGTTAAAACAATTAGAAGAATTATCAAATTAATCTTTTGTTTTTAAATTAAAATATAACTAAGGCCGTGTCCAAAGGAAAAATAAATGTCAGAAAACATTGAAAACAATACTCAAGTAAAAGAAGAAACAGCAGATGAAACTAAACAACCGGATGTAAAACAACTGGTTGATCAAGAGGTTTCAAAAGCTATATCTAATATCAAATCAAATTTAGATAATGCATATAAAGAAAGAGATGAAGCTTTAAGTCAAATTGAGAAAATTAAAGTAGAGAAAAGACAAGCTGAAATTTCTAGCCTTGAACAACAAGGTAAACACTCTGAAGCTATGCAAATGAAACTAAATGAAATGAACGCTAAACTTGAGGCTTATGAACAAAAGAACATAGAATTGAGCAGAGATAATGCCGTGCGTACTCAGCTTAACTCTTTAAACTTCAAATCGGAAAAAGCCGCTAATATGGCCTATTCAGATATTGTAAAAAGTTTAAAGAAAGATGCTTTAGGAAATTGGGTGAATGAAAACGGAGCTAGTATTGATGAGACAGTGTCAAATTATGCTAAGGACGATAATAATGAATTCTTATTTTCTGTTAAAGCAAACATGGGATCTGGAATAACTCCAGCCAAACCAAGTACAGGAACTACTCCTGTGTCATCTATAAAAGATATGACAACTGATGAAATGCTTAATGCTGTTAGCAAAGGGCAAATTAAGGTTGCCGGAGATTGGTCTCAATAAGACCTATCTTTTATAATAATAACCGCACAGTTATGTGCTTTAAATAATAAAAGGAAAATAAATAAATGACTGTAATAAGTTCAAACTTTAATAACATTGCAAGAGCAATTTCTGCTTACGAACAAGCTGGAAGAGCAGATGCTGCGTTATTAACATCAACTGCTATGGTTGGTTCTGACGCAAGAATCAATGATTCAGGTGAAAATTACACTGGTACATTAAGATGGTTAGATTTTACTGATCCAACTACTTTTAATAAACAGAACGAAACTGCTACTGATGTTGCTATTAATGAAATGGCAGTATCAAATAAATCAGCAGTATACATCAAAAATATTGATCATATTGCTGCACAAGAAATGTCAGTTCAAAGACTAATTTCAAAAGTTGATGGATTATCATACTTAGGTTCTCAATTTGCTTCAGTTAGAGCAAGAAGAGAAGATCTACAATTAAGATCTATCCTAAATGGTGTATCTGACAAAATTTGGGGTGCAACTACAATTGGTACTTCTGATCCTGCTGCTAAAGTTGGTACTTTTGGTTTCTATACTGGTTCTGATGCTAGTGATGATCCAAATCCATTATTTGCAATTGAAAACACAACTAACAATAGATCTGCTTTCTTTGATACTCTATTAGATGCTATCACTGAAGTTAAAGGTGAATTTGAAGAGCCTTTCTACTACTTAGTAGTTGATACTGCAACTTACAACATTATGAGAAAACAAAACGTTCTTGATGTTGCTCCAGTTGTAGACGGTAACTTCAATTTCTCTACTATTCTAGGTGGAAAAATTAGACTTATTATTAACAACCAATCGTTAACTGCTAACCTACCTGCAGGCTTAAAAGTATCTTACTTAGCTAAAGCTGGATCTGTACATTATTCTGATATTGCACAGACTAATCCAACTGCTATTGAAAGAAACGAACTAGCTGGTAATGGTGGTGGTCTTGTTACTGTTTTATCTAGATGGGGTAATATAATGCACCCTAAAGGATTCTCATGGGCTGGAAGTGCAACTGCATATCCTGCTAATGCTGATCTTGCTCTAGGTACAAACTGGACAGTACATGCTACTAACGTTAACCAAATTGGTTTATTCCCAATTTATCACGGTTAATATTATAACTATTAGATACGGAGAAAAATAATGGCTTTACAAAAAGGATACAATTCATTTGTAACTATAACAGAAGCAGAAAGTTATTTCTATGATAGACTTAACCAATCTGCATGGGATAGTGCCACAGATGAAACTGTTGAACGAGCTTTAGTAACAGCCACAGGAATTCTCGATAACTTGGATTGGGGTGGTGAAGCTGTGCCAACTGCCTCATATCCGTTATCATGGCCTAGAGATATTACTTATTGGAATACAAAATCTGGTGGGTATGAAACTTTAGAAGATGATAGATCAACAACAAGTTATGGAACTTTTCCTGAAGATATCAAAAAAGCTACCTATGAGTTAGCATTACACTTGATTAAAAATATGAGCACAATAGAAGATCAATCATCAGGTTCGCCTAGATTGAAAGATTTAAAAGTTGGCTCTATTTCTTTAACATTTGATTTAGGATCTGGAATTAGTAATTTTAACGAATTACCTGACCATATTCGAAATATAATTGTTAAATTCGATAATCCTGCTAGTTCTGCAACTAATAGAGGAGTTAAAGTTAGTGGAGGTGCTTAATGAGTTACTCAAAACTAATTAAAAATAATGTAAAAATGGCATTTAATGTCATAGGTGATATTGGTGAAGATATAGTGTTTACAAATAAAACTGTAAGTAATTATAACTTTACTACACAATCTGTTGATACTGCTACTGATACTTCTTTTACTGCGAAAGCGGTAGTTGAAAATCAATTCAGAACTAACGATGATACACCTAGACTAGAATGTAATTTAATGTTTGATTCAGATTATTTAGATTCTAAGAAAATTGATAATTACGACACTGTTGTATTTAGAGGTAAAACTTGGAAAATAAATAAATTTGAAGATAATAATTATGTTATTACTTTAACTGTTGGAAGGGAATCTTAATGGCTACAATATCACAAATGTTGACAGCTGTTGAAGGTTTGTTTGCTTCCACCGCTTGGACATCTAATAACATCAAAGCATTTCCTGCGAATTATCAAGGGGAAATTAATGCTGAGGAATGGATACGGGTTTCCGTATTACCATTTTCTTCAGAATTAGCTTATCAAGATGTAATAGCAAACGGTCAAATTGTATGTAATATATTTGTTCCAGCTGGAGCAGGTATGAAAAGAGCATATCAAATTGCTGATTTACTAAAAACATTATTAGATCAAGAAGTAATCTCTGGATATCTACAAACAACTAATAGCTTTATAACAAATATTGGAATTGACCCAAAAGACGCTGGTTTATATAATGTAGACTATACGGTCAATTTCAAATCAATTTAACCAAAAATAATATAAAGGAAGAAAACAAAAATGGCTCTAATTTCAAATATAGGTGCTGGTATTTTCACTAAACTAAAATACAAAGCTGATAGTAACTATACTTTACCAACTTCAGATTCTGAACATCAAACCTTCATTGGTGCTGGTGGTGATTTTGAAAATGCGGTAGATGTTACTAACATCAGAGAATTTCCTTCATTTGGTAAACCTGCTAACATTGTTAACGTACCTAGTTACGGACAATCTGTAAGTAGCCAAATACAAGGACAGTCTGATGCTCCAACACTAGAATTTAGTTTGAATTATGTACCAAGTGTACATGATGCAATTCAAGCTTTAGTTCAAGATGGATTAACATATGTATTCCAGTTGGATGTAAAAAATTCAGCTACTGGTGCAAATGCTGCATTTTACGTAAAAGGACAAATAGCTTCTTTTGAAGTATCGCCAAATTTGACTGATTCAAATCAGGCAACTTTGACTTTAAGTACTTCAACTGACTATACTGGTCCGTTTGCTGACGCATAATAAAATATATATTAGGCTGGGTTTAATTACCCAGCTTAATTAAATTGTATAGGATAAAATCATGGATAATAAACCATTTAATAAATATTATGTATTAAGAATAACTTCTTTACACATAAAAAAATCTGTAGATACATCAATAAGAAAAACTTATGATAGGCTGCAGGACGTAGATAATAAAGTCGAGGTCTTTGAAACATTAGATATTTTACATAAAATTAGAAAAATGATGGAAGATTTTGAATCGAATAATAAACATTTATATATAAAACCCTTAGAGGAAATTAAAAATGAAACACATAAAGATAATAGAGATAACGAAGAAAGTACCGTTCCTGGATCAGGAAGTGGAGATAAAACAACTAACAGTTAGAGGTATAAAGGATTTACAAAAAACATTAGATGTAAATAAAACCGATGATGTTGCTGGTATAAAAACTTTAAGTGCTATATTTAAACAAACTGTTGTAGGTGCTAATGAAATGGAAGATTCAGATTTTGAAAACTTTCCGATTAAAGCATTAACTGAACTATCACAAGAAATTCTTGTATATAATGGTTTAGCTGCATCAGATGATAAAGGTGGTGAATTGGGGAAGAAGAGCTAGCAGAATATGAATTGGCTCATCAATTAGGTGTTACATTAGATCATATTTATAATATGTCCAGCAAAGAATATATGGGTTGGATTAAATATTTTGAAACAAGACCGTACGGTTGGAGAGAAGATCATAGATCTGCTATATTGGCTCAAACAACTTACCAAGGTACTAAACCACTTAAGGTAAAAGAATTATTTCCATCATTAAATATGTTTTCAAAAAGCGAAGAACAAAAAGATATTAAATTAGAAGCTGGCTTTAATGAATTAAAAAAGATAGCTAAAAGAAATAATATAACTTTTATGGAAAATAAAAAATCTGAAAAATGATAGTATGGGCGGTGTAAACTGCCCACTTGAAAGGTAATTATGAGAGACACGAAGAAAATAACTGCATATGCCCTTATCAATAAAAAGAGAATTAAAGAACAAGAATTATTTAAAAACCTTAAAAAAGAAGTGAATACTGGTGCCAATGGTACACAAGGTTACATTATTAAAAAAGGTATCAACAAAGGCAAAAAAATATAATGGCAATAACTACTATAGGTTTGAAATCAGCCCCTATTAATTTAGCTAAAGATATTGATAAGGCAATTGAACAAGAATTTAGAGCAAGAGCATTAAAAGCTTTTGCTGACGTAAAATTAACAACTCCAGTTGATACAGGACAGGCTAGAAATAGCTGGTACATTGGATACACTGAAACATACTATAATCAAAAAACACCTATATCATCAAACATTAATATATTGGTTCCTAAAGATAAACCTGAAAAAATTATTGTTACAAATGGTACAACATATATAGAGTTCCTTAATAATGGACATTCTCAGCAAGCACCCACTAAATTTATAGAGGCTGCTTTTAGAAGACATTTTGATACAGTTAGTATTGAAGTAACTAACGGATAAAGGAAACATGGCTGTAAAATTAGACATAATTGCTAATGTAAAGGGACAGAGCGAAATAGGTAAATTACAATCTGGTTTAAATAAACTAGGTACAAATGCTACTATAGCTTCAAAAAGATTAAAAGGTTTAGAAGTAGCCGCTGCAAGATCAAGGTCTACTTTTGCTGCACTTGGGACAACTTTAAAAGTTGGTGTTGCTGCATCATTAGCTGCTGTAACTTTTGGTATTGGTAAATTTGTTAAAGATACATTTGCTGCAGGTAGACTTACTGAATCACTTCAAGTAAGGTTCAAACTATTATTCAATTCAACAACAGAGGGTGCAAAAGCATTTGAGGAAATGAATAAGTTTGCTAGTAAAGTACCTTTCTCACTAGAAGCGATTGCTGCAGGATCTGGTAACCTAGCCGTTATATCTAAAGATGCTGGAGAATTATCTAAAATATTAGAAGTAACTGGTAACGTTGCTGCAGCTACAGGACTAGATTTTAGACAAACTGCTGAACAAATTCAAAGAGCATTTGCTGGTGGTATTGCTGCCGCTGATGTATTCAGAGAAAGAGGCGTTAGAGCAATGTTAGGTTTCGAAGCTGGTGCTAAAGTATCAATTGAAGAAACTAGAAAGAAATTTTTTGAAGTATTTGCTAATGGTGGTCAATTTTCTAAAGCAACAAAAGACTTTGAATCTACATTAGAAGCACAAGTTTCATTTGTTGAAGATGCTTACTTTAGATTTAGACAAGCTGCTGCACAACCCTTATTTGCAGGTGTAAAAGAACAAGTAATTGCTTTGGTTGGTAATTTTAAAGCAAATGATAAACAATTAAAAGAATTAGCTAAAACTGTAGGGGAAAGATTAGCATGTGCTTTTAAAAGTGTTGAAAACGGAATTAGATTT